AAGATTTAAATTTATGAGTTCTAAAAACACTACCAACTTGCGATCCAAATATATAAGATTGAAAATTTTCATAATGAAATTCGTCGTTCCATTGATCAGCAACAGCCTGTCCAATTGGAACATGTCTAAATTTAATTCCTAAATTATGAGCATCAGTGAATTCAAAATATGGAAACGCTCTGTCAAATACTTCTGTGCTTAACGAGTTTGTTTTACTATCAGTATCAGCGACTGTAAAACTACACACTTCGTCTAATTTAATTCCGTTATTTAAAAATGTATCAAAAATAGTAGAACTATCGATACCTCCGCTATACATCAAAACTAGATAATCATATTTTTCTCTTAACTGTTGAGCACGTTGGCGATATAATTCGTAGATGTCTTCTTCTGGTTCAGTTGTCCAATCATATTGATCAAAATTTTCATCGTTATAAATAAATTTAATTTTTGACCAATCTTTACCAGACAAATTATAAGCTTCATACTTGTCAAATGTTTTGATTTGATCATGAACAATGTAATATCCATGTTTAGTATATTCAATATCATCTGTAAAAAACATATTTTATTTTTCTAATTCTTTCCAACGTTGTAATTGAGATGCAATGATTGAATTCATTTTTCTATGTCCTGTACTATTAGATTGCATTAAATTTTCTTTGTAGTATGCTTGTATGTCTTTATCTTGTATAAATTCCGTTACTAGAGAATCTATAAGTTCAATAAACTTATCGTCACTATTTTTATTTGCCAATAATAAAAAAGTAGCAATATACCCCGAAGTATTAATTCCCAGACATTCTGAAAAAGATGGTATACCATTAATTTTTTGATTTGTACTATTTGCCAACCCAATTAAAGGGTAGGAAATTTCTGTTGCACTTCCTGTTATTGCCGCATCAATATGATTTCCCATAAGATCAATTACTGCTTGCTTAACTGCTTTGTAGGGAATATTTTCAATATAATTATATTTTGACGATATTATTTTTCCTATCATTTCAGTATGACTCATTGCGGCTGTGCCTATAAAATATCGTCTAGTAGGAGATTTTAATTTTTCGCAGGTTAAATTTTGATTTGAATTTACTGCTAAAAAGAATGGTGCTTCTGACAAAATTCTAATAGGTCGGAATTCTTCTAAATTAAATTTACCTTGATTGATAGATATATACCAACTACTGCTACTAATCATTAAAGAATTTGGTGAAGATTTTATAAATTTGGCAATACCAATATTACCCCCCGCACCTCCAATATTTTCTATAATAAAAGTATTACCTGTTTTTAATTCGGCAAATTTGGCAAACTTTCTTGCTAAAATATCAACTGCCCCGCCAGATGTAGTAGGCACAGTTATTATTGTTTGAGATTGGACAACTGAAGATATGAGGAACAAAATCGCTATTAATTTTTTAATCATGACTATATTTATAACCCAATCAGCACAGTCAAAAAAATAGGACTATAAGTCCTATTTCGTGAAAATTAAAATTGTTTAACTTATTACTTCTTGCCTTGTAGTGGTAATTCCATTGACAAGATAGTATTGAATAATTGTATTGTAATTTGGCAAAGCACTTCGATTTACACTCCAAGCGCCATAATTTTCTATACTATCAAACACGTAAGTAATGATTCTGGTATTTTCGTCAGGTTTTGAATAAGTTTGACTTACGAATCCAGGTTGTTCGGCCGTCCAATCTCCGATACTTTTAGAAATATTATAATTATCTTCAGATACGTCATGAAAAAAATCTACCCCTGCTGGTTTGATAGAAGTTATTGTTACTGTAATTGGCATTTTGATTTTCTCCTGTGCTTACTATTTAGTGTTAAATAATTAATATTATGTTAATTCTTTGAATTTTAATTGTATAAATTCTAAATCGTTGATTAAATTGATAGCATCAATATCGCCTGCGTTATCTTTGCCATATTGTTTACCAGCTAATGCTCCTTTGATAGCCCATTCCCCATAAGGTCTACCCTCTCCTTGTGTACACCAAGCATCTAATCTTTGATTAGTTTTTAAATTGCTTTCTTGAGAAAATATACCAGATGATAATTTAACACATTCCCTAAAAGCACTGCGAAATGTGTTAAATTCGTTGTTATTAAAACAGGTAATATTACTTACTTGATCAAAGATTTTAAAATTTCTACTAATGCTTGTAGTCATATCTATACTAAATTCATTTACTTCTAAAGTTAACTCTTTGGGTAATAATTTCACACCTCCGTATCCATACGTTAAGTCATTCACGGGATTTTTACTAGTCCAAACGTGAACACATTTCCTATTAAATATGTTGGGTTGAAAGTCAAAGTTGAAGTCATCTACTATGTAAGCATCTCCATCTACTACATAAAACATGTCTGTAGTAGATAAATCTGCGGCATACTTATGAGCATTTACAATACCTTTGATACCATCTATACGTTTGGCCTTGGGTGCTTTTTCTAGAACTCGTAACCAATTTATTTCAGCATTTGGTTCATTGTAACTGATAAAAAATATATCTGGATGACTAAACTTAATGTCTGTATCAAGATTTATTTCGTGATATTGTTTTTCTTTAATCCAATCTTTAGTATAATGTTTTGCTACCCACATATCTTGATATTTAAAAACAACGCAGGCATTTGATGTTATTGACGGAATTTCTAAATTAAACTTTAAAAACTTAAATAATGGATTCACGATTATAAAATTGTCGTGTCCTTTGCCTAAGTTATATAATTCAGTATCATACTCTAACGAATTACCTTTCCAAGTAACTTGATTAATTTCTTTGTTGGGAACGTAATAGCACTCACTCATAGTTTTTCTCTGTAAGCCAACTATAGTATTCTTTTAGACCTTTTTCTAAATTTATAGCAGGATAATACCCAAAATCCAGTTTAGCACGAGAAATATTTAATTGCCCTCGTACTGGAAAATTATTGTCTCTAGATTCTATACGTATTGTTCCTTTACCCGCAATTTTTACCGCCAACTCTGCGGCTTTTAACAGTGTATGACTTTGGCCGTTGGTAATATTATAAATGGCATTATCAGTATTTTCGCTAGTCACTGCCAACGCAATTCCCATAGCGGCATCATCTATATACGTAAAATCAAGCTCATCTTCGGCCCCTTTAACTACAAGTTCTTCTCCTCGCATAGCACTACTCAAAAATTTACTTATAACTCTATTTTCAATATCATAAGGACCATATACGGCACTTGGTCGTATAATAGTATGATCGAGTCCAAATCTACGTGTGTAATCTTTTACTAACCATTCACCGGCTAGTTTCATAATAGCATATGGTCCAATAGGATGACAATTAACATCTTCCGCTGTGCCGTCAGCAGATTTAGAAGAATTAAAATTTCCGTACACCATGCTACTGCTTACATATACAAATTTCTTAACATTATTTTTTACTGACATTTCTAATAATCTTAATAATCCTTCACTCATTACCTGACTTCCTACTATAGGATTGCGATTAACTATACTTTGTCTGGGAAAACTAGCTAAATGTACAACTATGTCGATATTTTTAAACATATAGTCAATGTGTAAATTTGCTATATCAAAATAATTCATATTACGTGTTTTTATTCTGTACAAACGTTCGCGCATTACGTAATCTAATTCTTGTTTAGGTATAAATCCGTAATTTGTTTTATTATCTATGATAGATATGGTATGATTAAAATTTTCAAGAATACGAACTACATTGTGTCCTATAAAGCCTAACCCGCCTGTAACTAAGATTCTCAAAATAATAACCCTTTGAGATAAATGGCAATCATTATTAAATTTAATATTATCAAACTAGGTTCTCGCCATAAAATACTAATCCACACCCAAAGTATTGCGGCAGTCAATCCAGAAAATTTATAATATGGAGTTACGTCGTGGGCTACCAAATAAACATGTAGCAAAGCCATAAAACTGGCTAGCCATTTTAAGTAGAAATCTAACGGTTTATTTAACATTATGAAACTTTAAATAAAATTCTGTAGCGCAAATGTCTTCTACTTCGCCGTAAACGGTTACTCGATAACCCCACATATTAACATCAGGACGAACACTGTATCTAGGATCTTCACAGTTGGCTTTAATCCATTTACCTAAATCAGTATCCATAAATTCACTTAGGGGAACTGCCGCATAAAGTTCGGGATCTTCAACATCAGACATTCTAAAGCTGTGAAAATTAATAGTACGCATACTACTATTATAGCAGATAAATTGTTATTTTACAACAAATTCTGAAGCCATTGGAAAGATTGATTCTAATATCTTAGCACAGGCTATGGCAACGTCTCTGTGTTCTTTTTGTGTTTCTGGCCCACTACGTAATTCAATATAGTGTAACCATGAACGCAAAGTCCCATTCATGTATATCCTGCTTTCAATAAGACCTTCGGGCAGTACAGCACGAGCTTGTTCTTTGGCTATGCCTTTATTGATAGCCCACTCATATTCTCTTTGAGCTGCATAGATGGCTCGCTGTTGAGCTCGATACCAATCATTTTGTAATAGTTGATCATCAATTTCGACGCTGTTCTGTCTGTTTTTGGTATCTTGAAGTCTGGCTTCTCTTTTGGTAAATTTAAGGTCTTTAGTAGGGTCTGCGTATCGTTGAGAAAATTCTTGAAAGCTGAAACTTCTATGTCTAAGGATTTGTCTTGCGATATCACGAGTAGTTTCTATTTCTAAACAAGCGTTAACAGTTTCTAACGGACTCCAGTGCTGATGTTTAATAAGATAACGTATTAACTTTTCACTGGTTTCCGTATTAAACTGATTTGAAGGATTACTGACTCTAGCACAATAAGCCACTAACTCTTGGGCATTTACTATACCTTGATTCATCAATTCTTTGCTGGGTTGACTTGATGATACTAATGATACTTTCAAAGATTTCCTAACAGTCTATCAGTTTCTGGCTGAACTAAAGCCGCTACACTTTTAATATCAACAATAAAATCCACATCACGAATTCTGTTTTCTAACTCGGCAAACATTCTAGAAATAATTTCTTCAATATCTTCTATTGATAATCCCTGTTTTGCTAATGTATGTAAGTTTACAGTACGTTGTTTTTTATCGTCTAATTTAAAAATAATTTTTTTAATACATTCCAGTGGGACATCTGTTTTGTTTACTTCTGAAACAATAATCTCCCACTGCTCTAATACATCATCAATTGGCAGCATCGTTCACCGCGGCAGTTGCTTTAGATGGACGACCACGACGCTTTGGAGCTTCTGCTACAGGAGGTGTCCATGTAGCTTCTGATGGATTAACACCTGGAACCATACGCTCAGCATCTTTCTTCATACGAGCTGCTTCGGCTATCATTGAGTTAGCTTCTTGTTCCATGCGTTTAGATTGAGTTAACATATTGGCAGCAATCGCCCTATCACTCAGTACACCGTCGGTTGGTGCTGTCAATGGGTTAGGTATTTGAAAACGATCTTCGACAGCCTGTTGTTTAGCCAACTGTTCTTCTTTATACTTAGCTTCG